GCAATACAAAACACAGGTCAAATAAAAATAACAGACGTATCAGGTGAATTTGGTGGTAGTGCACCACATGCTCTTTCTGAATATTATGGTGCTGCTACAGGAGTACCAAACTCAGGTCAAATAAAATTATCAGATTTTTATGGTACGGCTGATAGTTTTAGCGTTGAATATGTAATTGTTGCTGGTGGTGGCGGTGGCGGTCCTTTTAGAGCGACTAATAGCAATTCCAATCGAGTTACTGGCGGCGGCGGCGGTGCTGGTGGTTTACTTACAGGCAACACAACCATTAATGGAGGTACAAATTATAGCATCGTAGTTGGTAATGGAGGAAATTGTAATGATGGATATAATGGCAATGCAAATAGTGGCGGCTCCTCAAGTGCTTTTGGTATAAACACCACTGGCGGAGGTCGTGGTGCTGGAAAAAATTCCAATGCTGCTAACGGAGGTTCTGGTGGTGGTGGTGGTATTAAAGGTACTACTAACAGAGCCAGAGGTGTCGGTACAAGCGGTCAAGGTAATGCAGGGGCTAATGCAGTTGCTCAAAGTATGATGGGTTACTATTCTTCCGGTGGAGGTGGAGGTAAAGGAGGTAATCCTCCCAATGGAAATAATACTAGAGGAAGAGGTGGAGCCGGATCACAACATTTTGGACTTACTTATTGTGAAGGTGGTGATGGTGGTCGAACTTTTAACGGTAACAGCGGAAACAATACTCTGCTTCCAAATGGAATCCAACTTGGTAACGTAACAGCGTCAAGAGGTCATGGTGGTAATAGAAGATTTTCAGGTTCAAATGGAAAAGTTATGATTAGGTATGCTGGAAACCAAACTTGTAATGGAGGTGCTGTCGCTACTTCTGGTGGATATACAACACACGTTTTTAATACATCAGGAACTTTTTCAACATGAGTACTTCTTTTGCAAAAATTAAAAATAATATAGTGATAGATATTTTGCTTGCTGACCAAACTTTTATAAATACTTTACCCAGTGAAGAAGGAATCACATATGTTCAATTTATAGACAATGCTCATTTCGGTAAAGTTTATGATAGAGATAACAATGAGTTAGGTGAGACTTCACAAATGAATTGTGCTGCGATTGGTGGTTTTTATGATTCAGATAAAGATATTTTTTATGATGAACAACCATATCCAAGTTGGAAATTAACAAGTGATTATGATTGGGAAGCACCTATTACTGAACCTATCGTTGGAGAAAATTACTACGTTTATTGGGATGAAGATGTTTATCAAGCCGATAACACAAAAGGTTGGGTAACAATCGAACTACCTACAGAATAAATAAAATGGACACCCAAACTATAAAAAAACAAAAAAAACAAAAATCTATATTTAATCCTTCATTTATTGGAATATACGATAATGCTCTTCCTGATGAAAAATGTGATGAGATAGTTAAATATGCTGATAACGTAATTAAAAATGATCCTGTTGGAACAATAAGTCATCCTCATGGATATGGGACAACTAACTACAGAAAAGAATGGTTTACATTTACAACCGATACAGAATATGCAGCTCCAGTTAGTTTTGCTTTAGGTGAATCTTTAACAAAATATACTGATGAATATTTTGGTTTGTATTTTAATACAAGATTTATTTCTGTTAGTCAGAAATTACAAGTAACTCCACCAATGGGTGGATTTCATGGTTGGCATTGTGAGCATGGATGGGGCTCAGCAGAAAGAGTTTTAGCTTGGATGATTTACTTAAATGATTTACCAGAAGGTGAAGGAGAGACTGAATTTTTACATCAAAGATGTAGGTTAAGACCTACAAAAGGTCAGTGTGTAATTTTTCCTGCTGGTTTTACTCATACTCATAGAGGTAATCCACCATTAGAGACTACTAAATATATCCTTACTGGATGGTACGTAATAGCTCAACAACTAGATTAAAAATTATTTAAAACATGGCAAAACAAACTACCCAAGAATTAGAACAAGAATTAAAAAGTCTAATTGAAAATTACAATCAGGCAGTACAAGTACAAGAAAATTGTAAAACAAAAATAATAGCTGTCCAAGCTGTCATAGCAGACAGAAAAGAAGAAGAGGATGACACCGATTGATGGAGTACCAAGTTTAGAATTACCTCAAGCTCCAGATATACCAAGAGTTATCTTAGATATACCAACAGCAGAGATACCAACTTATAAACCTTTAGTTGTTCCTCCTAGTGATCTTAGACCACCTGCCGGTGTTAAGTCTGATGCAAAAGATGAAGCTCCTACTGGAATAAGAGAAGTAAAGATACCAATTATTGATAGAAAAGTACCTTTACCAGAAAATGAAATACTTATTACTGCTAGTACAACAGCAGTAGTTTCCGTAGCAGCCACCCTTACAGCTACATCAATATTCAAATGGTTAGTCACAGCACTTAAACCATTAATAAAAACATTAGTTAAAAAGATCAGTGGAAACAAAACCAGAAGATAAAAAAAATATGCTTACCAAGCTCAAAGAAAATATAGATGACCACGAAGAACAAATGGCAGTACTTGGTGCAGCCGTTCGTTTAGGGGTTGTCATATGGAGTGGATTCATAATCACTCTTAATTATGTTGAGCTGCCTATGGTCAAGAAGTCAGGTACTTCAGCCGATATCACGTTCGTGGCTTCGATTTTTACGGGGGCACTAGCAACCTTTGGTTTGTCTACAGGTAACGGTAAGAAGAATGGAAACGGTAACGGAACTACAACAACAACAAAACCAAAACAATGAAGAAATGGATTCTTCTCTTAGCACTGTTGTCACCCACAGTAGCGAGAGCAAACACAATTACGCCTCAGTTTACACAGGGGAGTATGAACTCGACTACCACCACAACTCAGACAATACAAGAAACAATAAACCAAGAAGTATTTGGAGCCGAGGTAAAAACTTGGTCTGGAACAAATGTTCTTCCTTCTGGAGACATTACAGACTCAGCAACAACCTTCAGCATAAATACAGTAGGAGCAGACTTTCAGTTAGAGATAACAGAAAGAGCAGCAGGTCTAATCGAAACAATAGACACAGTAAGGGATATCACAACAGACTCCACTACTACTTCTTACTCAGTCTTCTCACAATAACTCCAGCTTACGCTGATTCAGATCCTGAAAATAATAATGTAAGTAATCCAGTTGCAGCCGCAACGGGCAATGTGACGAATCAGGCTGTGCAATTCCAAAACAATGGAGCACCTAGTCGTCAACAATATGGTTCAAACATAAGCTGCAATGGATCTACTATGACCTTCTCACCGTTTTATATGGGCAACCATACGAAACCTTGGGAAATAAATGAAGACATGGGAATGGATCCTAGCAGCTATACATTATCTGAAAACTGGGGGTTCCAAGTTAACTTCATGGTTCCTTTAGATAAGGAAGGCTTAAAACAATGCCGAAGTATGGCTGCAAGACAAGAAGAGAAGATGAGGCTCGACTACGAGCTTACTCGTGCATTGAAATGTGCACAATTACAAAAATCAGGTTTCACCCTGAGAGAGGGGAGTAGAGTTGTGCATTTGTGCGACGATATTGTCCCAATTAAATTAACCAAATCAAAAAAATAAAATGTTAGCACTAGCAAAACCATTCGTACTTTCTGCATTAAGAAGTCCAAAATTTAAAACATTCGTTATAGAACTACTTGAAAAATTAGTACAGCAATCAGATAACGACTTAGATGACAAAGCATTAGCGATAGTTAAAAAAGGTTTAGGCGTATAAATGAAAAAAGGACTCTATGCAAATATCCACGCTAAGAGACTAAGAATAAAAAAAGGCTCTGGCGAAACGATGAGAAAGCCCGGCAGTAAAGGGGCTCCGACAGCAGCAAATTTTAAAAGATCAGCTAAAACAGCTAAAAAATATTAATGAAAAAGAAAGCAACCGAAGACCAATTTAACGAGTTGCATAATCTAGTTACTAAAGAATTTCTTGGTCGTATAAAAAGCGGCGAAGCAACTACACAGGACTTAAAAGCAGCTTGTGATTG